CCGAGCCCCATCTACACCCTGCCCACAAACAGGACACACCGTGTCATACCGACACGAGCCACAAACAAACTGAGCCGGATCCCCCATCTGAGCGATCTGATTCGTTTTCAACGGAATCCGGGTGCGGCATTTAGAACAGGTTAGTTCAACTGTTTTGTATACTCGTGTCCTTGCCGTGGCTCGACACGTCTCAGCAGCGGCTGCAGCCTGAATCCGCTTCCCCCTTTCCGTAAAAGCATCCTCCCCGAAAACTGCTTTCCAAATCGGGCGGAGTCGATTGGGGGACAAACGCAGCCGAGCAGATACAGCTTTAAGCGTCTCCTCCGTTTGAAAAGCAGCTAAAATCTCTTCGTGTGTGGCTTTGGATCGTTCACGCATAGGTCTACACTCCTCAGGTTGTACACCCAAGGAGTGTAGATATTACGGTGGGAGGAGTCAAACGGTTTCTACAGAAACCGTATAACCCGTTGCTTTTACGGCTTATACTTGGGACCTCAAATTGAAGGTGAGCTTCAGGTAAAGTAGTGGGAAAACCGGCGAGTAGTAGGCAATCACGTTCGCCGTCGTCGGATCCTCGGGATCCGGGGTTGCCTTGATTCCGGTGTACCCGGATACGATGTTCGCTGCCACCAGCTTCTTGAACATCATCGCGAGGCGTCCCTCAACCTGGGACAAAATCCCCGGCAGGTACTTGGATCCGATGAAGCCTTCCAGGACGTTGCGTGCCTGCCGCTGAACCTCATCCGCGATCAGGATGATCGTCGGAAGCTGCGAGAGCCGCTTGTTGCCCTGGGTGCTTGCCCCCAGCATATCCGTCGTGAGGCCATGCCGTACCCGAATGAACGGGGGCTTGTCCTCGAAAACGGTCACACCGTTCTGTGAGACCAGATTCATCTCGACCGGGTCGAGTCGTCTACCGAGCCGAGTGAATCCTGTCAACCGCCGTCCGGTCCACGGCGTGGCCACATCGTAGTTCGGGGACACAACCGATCCGGTAAGGGCGGCTGCTACGAACGTGCCGTCGACCAGAAACTCTTTGACATTCCCCTCGTTGTCCTGAATGGTGACCACCGCCGAGTCGGGGTACACCAGCCGCATACGGGTGTTCGACAACGCCTTCGCCGTAGAGATGGCGTCTTGCGGCCTTTTGCCCAACGCCAATCCCAGGATGGCGGTGCGCTCCGAGCGGTACCGCATGCTGGACATCTTGTCGCACGACCTGCGGATCACCAGGAACAGGTCGGTCGAGTCACCTCTCATCGGGACGAGAATGTCGGGGTTCACAAATCCCGGCAACACGCCCTCCAACTCCTCAATCGCCGCCCGGTAAGTCGTCAGGCTTGCCTGGGAAGATCCAGTCTCCTTCGGCACCTGTTTGACACCCACCAGAACCGCGCCGTTCATCATGGCGAGGTAAGAGGCAAGGCTGACCGGGTTGTCCGGAACCGGAGCGCCGTAAGCACTCTCGATGGAACTCACCTTGGTGTAGAACTGCGTAGTGAAATCCTGCTTAGTGTATACGTAAGATACGTAATACAGATCACCGATTGCAGGCTCATTCCCTGATCTCTCGAACGTCTGCACCAGCGCGGTGTCATCCACTGCGACGTTCGACGTATTCGAGACCCTCAACTCCAATCCTGGAATTGCATGGTGCGGGATGTTCGCGTCACACGTAAACGTCCGGGTTCCCTTCACCCGGAAACTCGCTGTTGCGCCCGTCGGGTACGCAATCCATGGGCCTACCTGATCTGTGCTCCAACCGCGCGGGAGGATCGTGAACGTCAGTCCCGTTACCTCGTCACGGTAGGTCTGACCGATGATGCCGTCCTGGCCCACCCCGTTGTTGAGGATCGATGTATTCACTGACCCGGATCCCGCCGGGTTGCTCGACACAACGAAGAACCCATTCAGAGCGGGGTCACCTACGGCACCGTCGGTATCCTCCGCGGTCAAACCAGTGCCGTAGAACAGGGCACTGGCAACGTTCGGGGATGGATCCCGTACCGTCACGCTCGACGCTGTCCCCAGTCCGGCGGCCAGAGTCGGGGCGTCTTGCAGGTACAGGAATTCGGCGCCCGTCGCATCAGCCTCGACCCAAGCAATTCCGTACTTGGCGAAAGTCCTTGTCGGGTCGGTCGGGAAATTCTCGGGGCTGAACACCCAGTTGTTGAACGTTGCGTGCTGATGCGCCGTCAGGGCAGAGGCCAATGTGCGTGCCTCAACCAGCGTACGGAGAGACACAGCGTCCGTACCAAACCCGAGGAGACCATTGGCGGAACCGGAACCGATCTCGATGCGGGACTGCTCATTGTAACGCGCGCTCGTCATGCGCCATCCAGCACCCTCCTGCCGGACATACTTGGCGTTGAAGATCGCTGAGGCATTGCCGAACGGAGCCCCCGGAACGGCTGCCATCGCGTCGATAATCTGGTCCAGCACCGAACCGTTGCTGGCACCCGAGGCCGGGCCCAGAGCCGTTGCCGTGCCTCCTGCGGAAGCCGTAAACGTGACCGTGACTGCTACACCGTCCAACTCAAACTCGAACACGTTGTTCGCGGGGGTCGTTCCCGTTCCGTCATAGAACGTGATAGAAGGCTGGAAACTGGTTCCGTTCTGACCCCCAAGGAATCCGACCTCTCCGGACATGGTCGCGGGATGTACAACCGCAGCCGATCCGGCATTGCCACTGTCCCCCGTAGCGAGTCCGGCTTTCTCGTTGCCGACCTTGACCACCAGTCCGCACTTGGAGACCGTAAAGTCAGCAGCCTGAGAACCCCCACCACCCGGCAGGAGCCGGTTCCGGAGGAGGATCCGGTCGTAAAGCTTCGTGGCTCCGGAAGACGGGCACTCGTAGGCACGCGCAATCGGCCCCTGTACCAGGGCTGCCTGACCACCCGCTGCCGCTGCCGCCGTGTCCAACCCAGCCAGGATCGCGAAATCCGCTGCCGTGGTTCCGGCATTGATGAACTGGAGGACACCAGCACCGTCCACACCGGGTAGCTGCATTGAGAACTGCAACTGACCTTCGGCGTTGGCCTCGCACGTGATAATCAGACCAGCGTGTGCCGCGGATGCTGCCGTCGTGATCGAGGTCGCGATCTGCGTTGTGACTTCGGTCGCCAGTGCCGCAGCGCTCGCGAACGGGCCATTGCCCAGATTGATCTCAGTCGTTCCAGCGCCCGTCAGGGACAAAGCACCTGATACGTTGCCCGTGTAAATCAGGCGCAGCTTGTCATGCTTATCAGTATCCAGAGAAATCGGACCATTGAACCGGGTGGCACCCGTCAGGACCCCCACGGTTTCCGGGTTGTAGATGTAGTAGGGATCTGTGACTACCGGGGGCGTCGGGCCGCCCGGCCATGGCGCAACTGTGGCCGTCTGGGTTGCTCCGTCGTAATCGACTACCGTGCGAGCAGTGCCTGCAGCAGCCGCCCCACCATTGCCGATAACGATGACCCATCCGTTGTAGAAGTCGTCCTCATCCGAAGCGAGTGTGGAGTCCATAACGAGTGTCGTGTTTGCTGATCCCGCCTGAGCCTGCCCAACGTGACCGCTTGCACACTCGTTGATGTATTTCGTGATGTAGGTGATGTCGAAGTCCGCAGCCGGAGGTACCCGCACAGGGACGTCAACCCCGTCGACCTGGAGTGTAAACTCTTCAGCGACCGTGGTTGTAAACGACCGGCCCATCGTAGCACCGGCGCCGCCCGTGTAGTTGATCTCCGCACCCGCGAGATGTGCGAAAAATCCTCCCCTATGCGTCGAAACCGCCGAGGGTGAAGCCAGATTCAGTCCTGCGGCGTTGAATACCTCGAAACCGTGTACAAGAAGCCGCAACCTGCTGGACTGACCAGGAATGAAGGTGTACGGACCCGCTCCCGGAAGGGTGTACCTTGCAGGGGATGCCGGACGGCTGGCGAACGTGACGGTGGCAAGTTCCTCCACCGGACCTACAAAGGTATCGCTCTCCACGGCCTCATAGCGAAGATCCGGGGTGAGTTCCGATCCGCTGGGGAACTCAATGGTGATGCCCGTCAGTCCGGCACCCTTGCTGCCGGATACCAGGAACGGTGCGAAAACGGCATCCTCACCGGAGTCCTGAATCCGATACTGTCCGACGCCTGAAACTCCAGGGGTGACACAGGAGACCGTGTAGGTCTCATCCGTCAGTTGGTTGTAGTAGAAGGTTGCATACACGTTTGCACCCACCGGAATAGCATCCCGTAGGGTGATCGTAGTGCCTTCTACCTGGAGCACATCGACCCGACCCCGATTTAGAGCGTCCTGAACGTCATAGCCCCAGTAAGCCCAAATCACGTCGGGCCGATTGACCGGCAAGTCAATCCTGTTGTTCGAGATCGTCTGGAACAGGCTCTGCCCCAGCGGTGTATCTCGTCCGTTGCCCAGAGTCGGGTCGAAGGGCAACTGGAACCGCGTCCGGGAATCCGTTGCAATCCCCCCGCTAGACTGAACCACCGGGGCGCAGGTCGCCAGGAACGTGCGGTCGTCGATCAGGGTCCGGGTGATCTGGGACTCATTGAATGCGTCGAAGCCCTGGGTATTGACCCCCGCTGTGACGCTGCTCGCCGTGCCCCACATGACCTTCTGAGAATCCTGTAGGACGAAGTCGGCACCCTGGATGTAGTCCGAAGATCCCGGGACGGTTCCGCACTGCGTGATCTGAGTAACCCCGACCTCCTGAAGGTAGTCGAAAGTATCCTGCCACGTATTCCAGTAGTACTGGATGGAAACCGTAGCTCCGGCAATCGGAGCCTGGGGGAGCGTCACAGCGCCGCTCGATCCGTCGACTGCAGTCGGAATCACCTGACGGCCGTTGACACGCACGACCACATGAGAGGGGTCGGTCGTGATAACGCCTCCGCCGGTTCCGTCTACGATGGGCCGGTTGAACACGTAAAACGTGCTTACACGGTTATCCACCTGACCGGACAACAGACCCAGCAAACCGTTTGCACTGCCGTCCCGTACGGACAGGCTGTGATCGGAGATCAGAAGAAGTGCCGACTGTCCGTAGTTGTTTACGAAGGTGGACGCCGTCAGCGTTCCGGCACGTGCTGCGACGATGGCCGAGGCCACCTGCGCCATCGTGTAGTCGCTGCGTGCAGGGAGCGTAATGGTACGCAGCGTACCGTCCACGAGCAGGTTCAGGACGTTGTTTGCGGGAACGATCACCGTCCCGTCGGGGGCGAGAATGTCTCCGTGCAGGTACAGGGTCGCGGCTGGAACCGACGGGTCCGGAGCGTTGACGTCTCTGATCCCGGAGGCTGCACGAAGCGTAGCTGCCCTGTTCGGCACCTGAGCCGAAACGTTATCCATCACCTGGGTGTCGGAACGGTCGAAGTAGTAGGTGCAGCGAACGACATCCCCAGGAACAGGGATGGTTGCCAACTGCACTACACCCGTCGTCCCACTGACAGACCGGACAACGACGGGCTCCCCGTTGATGGTGACAACCACAAGGGTGCGATCGGTCGTTGCGGTGCCCGTACCGTCACCAGTGACGATGGGACTGTTGACAACCTGGAACTTGTCGACGGTCCCGTCGAAGTCTCCAAGCGTGACCGACCCATCCGCGGCGGTAGCAAGCACTGCACGGCTGGACTCGATCTCCCCCACCACGTACTGGTCGATACTGGCGGAAGACCCGCGAACCAATTCCAAATCCTGCCGGAACAGGTTCTCGCTTCCCTCTCCGATGATCACCGGGATCTTGATGGAGGCAAGCGTTGAAGCCAAAGGATTCTCGAATGTCGTCTTGGTGTAGACATTCGGAGGAAGATACGTGTCTGCCATTACTCACCTCACCACGAGTGGGGTTCAGCCCAAAAAGGTCGATACATCAACCACAACCAAAAAGTCGGGCACCCAAACGGGTCTGTCCTCTGATGAGGCGACGTTATCGAAACACTAACGGGGAGATTCGGAAGGAGTTTGCGGGGCCTGTTTCAAAGCTTCGCGGTGGAGGGCGTTTGCCCTATCATGAATGCGGCGTTCTTCTGGTTTGAGCACCCGGTAAGACCCGTCGACATTCCGCGACAAATCGTACCCCGTAGCCTCCGGGTGGTGTGCCAGCACCTCTTTTTTGTCCCGCACACGCTTGTCGATCATCGACCACCCCTGGTTGGCTGACTGACCGATCACCCGATCTATGTGGGCATCTAGTTGAGCCACCCCCGTATTCTGAGGGCCAGGGCCGTCCACTTGCAGGTTGAAAGTCCCGTTCAGATCCGTAGGCATCATCCTGGGAGCCTGCGCCTTGCAAGAAGGACAGGGCTTGGGCTTCTGGTTGTCCTTCATGGGAGCGGATGCCTCGAACTGAAGGCCGCACTCACACTGGAAAGAATACAGAGGCATGTCCGTCTCCTTTCATGCCAGCGGGACTTCCGAGATTAACAACCGACGAGTCTCAGCACTCCCGAGCATCCGGGAAGCTTCCTCCGCCGTCATCCCGAACAACCCCGCGGCCTCCTCATCCTCTGGGGTATACCAGAGGTTTGGACACCAGTGTCCCACAATTGAGTTCTTGTGGTACCAACAAAGTCCCTCGGAAGTCATGAACCCCCAGTTGCCGGTGGCCACATCCTCCAGGTAACTGACCACCACGCCACTTCTCAGATCCTTTGCCAGCAAATGCAGGAGTCCAGCAAACA